AGCCATACCCAACCATTTTGAATAAGACTAGATGTTCGCTTGTCTGCATCAACAACTGGAATTAATTCTGGCCCTACATACTCTAAAGGCATATCCTCAATATCAATATTTTGGACATCATCTAAACCTAATTTGCCAGATATAACGTAACTATCAGTATCGCCTAGTGGTTTATCTGGATCTAGTTGACGAATTTTATTCAAAAGATCAACGTTTATCTTTCTGTCTTTTCTTTGTGTGACTAGATCTTTAGCATTTTGATATACCCTTGTAGCATAGGTTAGGTCATCAATTTTTAGATCACTAACAGCAGTTGCTTCCTTTTTAAGTTTTTCACCTTTAGGAGTTTTTAACCAATTAACAAGAATTTGAATTGCTTTATCTTCTTCTAAAGTTACATTTGCAAGAGCGATAGAACCTAACTCATCATTTCCATAGAATGAAAGTCTTAGTAACCATCCTATCAATGAGGCTTCACTCTTGTCGCTAGTAATCGCTCTAGTACCAAAGCCAGCGACATTTGCTGCCTCGGTATATTGTCTAGTAGCAGTAGTTAAATCTAATCTAAGAGGTTGTGCTCCTACACCAAGATCTTTGACTAACTGTAATACTGTTTCATTATAGGTAGCACCTGAGGCAAAGTTCATACCACCTTCAGATACTGAAGATAATAAGTTATCTATATCGCCATATATGATCTGATCTTTTAATATATCTATAGTTTCATCATCTATTAATTTAATATTAAAGTTGCGTAGGAAGTTATCTATCTTACCTCTAGATAAAGCATTGGCAAGTATTATTCTAGTTTGCCCAGCTACTCCACCTTCAATACTTTCTTCCACTTCAGCAATTTTTAAGTTAAGTGCTTTTGCTTCTTTTGATGTTGGGTCTAAAGTCCTTAGCTGTGTCTTAAGCTGAAACAACTCTTCTCTTCCAGAAACTATTTTAGCATCAAGTGCTTTAATTTCTGCTACGTTTGTTTCTGCTTCTTTTTTGTTTAAAAATCTCATCATTACGCCAAGTGGATTGGCAGCAAACTTCTCTGCACTGGTTAAACCAGGCACAGTCTGCATAGCTGAATTTAATCTAGTAGCAGTAGTCTTTTGCTGTATTAAACCCCAAACGCTTTTACCCATAGCAAGGCCAACCATTAAATCTTCGCCAGCATTTCGGATTGCATAACGAGGACCAGCTAAAGTTAAGAATGACCAAATACCGGTTATATCTTCTACCCATTTACTATTTGCAGTTCCTAAAACTTTTCTAGCAAAAGCACTTTTACCAGCCAATAAATCTATATCGGCAAGATTAGGAGCAGATACGACTGTATTCATCTCACTAGGAAGTAATGCTTTTCTAGCAAGAACATCATCGCCTAAACCTGTTCGCATATTACCTTTTTGAGTTAAAACTCTACTCATAGTATTAGCTTCTGGAGTTAGGTTTGCTCCTCTAAGATCTGCAACTTGTCCCCATAATGACTGATAAATAGAATATTTTCTAGAGATATCATCAGTGCCAGCATATGCCTCTTTAAATAATGTTGCTATATTAGTAGGCAAAGACAAGGCAGCAATACGATAGATTTTATCAGGAGCATCTTTTGCCAATAGATCAAATTGATTGTCTTTAAATATTGGTATTGCCGTAAATGATCTTTTAATTTTATCTAAAGTATTGAAAATCTGTAGGCTAGATTTACGAGCAGTTCCCTTAACTGCTTCTCCCTCTAGTGCTTTTACTAATTTACCAGGTTCCATAGTGACAATCTCGTCATACAAACCATCAAGGTTATTAGGAGAACCAAACATCGCATTTACTATAGCTGGAGATACTTTATTAAAATCAAATACTTTATTTGCAAAAGTTAAAGTATTAATTCTGGCTTTACGGCTAAGATCCATACGAGGTAGAATTACTCTTTGACGAGCAATTGAGCCTTGAGATAAAATGTTTATAGCATCTTTAGTATTCTCAAACCAAGCTTTAGCAGTGGTTGCATTTGTGATAGGGACCGGACCTTTTATAAACTCATCTACTACAGAGCGACCAAATTCAGGTATAAGTATAGAAAGTTCTTTTCTTGCCTCAGCAGTTGCTTGAGGATCTTTACCTTTATTATCTATTATCTTTTTAAGATAGTCGCCAGCCTGATCCCAGAGAGCAATTGTTTTAGGATTGTTAAAGTAATCCTCAAACTTCTCACCCTTTTCAGCAGCTTGTGCCGCAACTACACCTACCGCATAATTATTAATATCGTAAAGTTTTTTTGCTTTACTTGCTATAATAAATGGATCGGTGCGTAAACGAAATATAGCATCACCAACACCTGACACTACCTTATAGAAAAAACCTTGTTCTCCAAAAAATGGGATATCACGTCCTAAAATTTTAGGAGTACTTAATTGGGTTAAATCACCAGGAGTTACTATGTCAATTAAGTTTGCTAATTGACGACCAGGTGAAAACTTAGCAGCATTAACAGCATTTAATGCCTCATTAAACTCTTCTCTTTCTTCCCTACTTGATTCTTTATTAGTAGGATCTGCTATACGAAGATAATATTTTTCTTCTTCAGTAGCATCTTGTATTAAGTCTGATAAATTAGCACCTTCGCTAATTTTCTGAGCAATATTAACTTGTGCCTCAGTGTATTTATCTTTTGCTTTTTGAATACGATCTGTATTATAAACTTTTTCGCCATCTTTACCTGCTTCATCCCAAGCAAAGCCAAGTGTCTTTCTTTCTATAATTGGAATAGCAAGAGCGCGATAAGCTTGACTTACTCTGTCAGATGCAAACTGTAATCCTTTAAATGCTTGATAACCAGTGTAATGCCAAGCAGTTGCAAGCGGACCTTTTGGTCCTTCATCTGGAGATTCTGTGCCAAATGTATCTACCAAGTTTTGTTGTTGAGATTCTGGTAATTTATTATAAACAGAATTAGCTACATCTTGTGGCATATTAAGCAAATTTTGATGTGTAGCAAATGCTTTACTAAGATTATCTATTCTTCTTTTATCTTCGCCTTTTATTCCTGCAGCATATGCTGCCGCATTTAAATTTTGCGACACTATTGACCTCTAGATAAAGCGTTCTGATAAAGATATTGAATTTCACCGGTAGTGTCGTAAGGAATCATCTCTACTAAAATATCTGATAATTTACGGTTAGCAAATTGTGATTGCATCATAAGTGCTTCTGAACCTGCGCCAGGTCCAATATCAATACCATTAGTAATAGGTTCGTTTGGTCGTTCTGATGGAGCAAATAATGGAGTTACTGGAGTTGGTGGATTAGCAGGTCTACCACCTACATCATCTGCAATACCACGAGTAGTTGCTTTTGGTGCTGCTGTATTTAGCGCAGCAGTTTCTACACCTTCTCCGTATGATGTTGAACCTAAACTCATATCTGTTCTTTTGGAGAATTTACCTGGGCCTGAAGCACCAGCTAATGGACCTCTTGCCATTATTCCTCCTTTAAAGTTTCTAAGTCTTGCGAAAATTTTTGCCAAACTTTATCTTCTTGGCTTTTTTGATTTGAATGATAGACAGCTAACTGATGTAAGTCATCTGCTAAAGCATCTATAGCCGATGCTATATTTAAAACAAATCCTGTAGCGATTACGAAGTAATCAGACGTTCGTACTGGGCGATTAAGATTGTTATCGTTATTCACCCAGTACTCCTGTCATTAAAATAATTACGCCTTTGTTCCTTTGCGACCTGCTGGTGTGTAGCCGAACTTAACTTCTCCACCTGCTGGCTTGGCTGTATCCATCTTGCCTTGTACAGGCTTGACCTCTACAGACTTTTGAAATGTTCCCTTTTTCATTTTCACCTCCTTCTATTATGCTGCTCCGCCAATGGAGGCGAGTAGTTGTGCGATGTCAGGTCTAGGTCCAGCAGCAGGGGCCTCTCCGCTTTGTTGTTGTTCAGTTGGCTGCGAGGCAGGAACGGGGGCCGTTCCTACTGCTGGAATACTAGATTGTTCTGGAAGTGCTGGTGCTGTTGGTGCCACCGGTTGTGGTTCTGGTGCAAATGCTTTTTCTATAATAGTTTCTAACTGGAAACCTTTTTGTCTGCCTTGTATTACTTCGGCAATTCTCGTAATGATTTGAGATGGGTCTTGACCTTGGGCAGCAAGCGCGGGAATAGCTTGTGCATACTGAGCAACAGCAACCCTAAGAGAATCACGCATTTCTTCAATGTCAACTCTTTGTTCTTCTTGCGTAACATTTAACTCCATTGGTATTTCTCGGCGAACATAATCTCTTGATACTAATTTATCGCTACGCATTTGTAGTAATGCAATGATGGCTCGGTTAGGATCCATACCAGACATAATGCCGTAACGTACATCTACACCATACTCACCTTTAATATCGCGAGATGGTGTGTACTTCATTGTATAAGGTGTACCGTCATCGGTTCCCTTAATAGTCTTGGTCATATTACCAAAAACAACCTCATCTACTTCAAAGCAAAGTGAGGTTAGCTCTTGGAATAATCTAGCGAACTGTGCTTGTGCTGCCTTAACTTGTGTATCAAAGCCAGCTTGTAATGCTTGAACTCCGCGACCTGTAACAACAGAGGCATCAATATTACCTGAACGAGATTCAGGGTAACGAGAACCTAATCTTAACTCACGCTCTAGTACACCTGACTCTGTGAATACTCCTGCTGGTAATTCCAAAGGAACTCTACGAATACCTTGTGGATTAGCAGACCTCATAATTGCATCCGGTCCTAGTGCTAACTCCTGTACATCTTGTGGAATAGCGATAGGTGCTTGAATAGATTTTTCTGCTGCTTGGATCTGTAATACTGCAAAGCGAGCACGGGCTAGTTGAACGGATAGAACATCATCAAACTGTCCACGAGCTTCACCATCTAGAGATGAGCGAAGTGCAACTCTTGCTAAACACTTACCGACTGGGTTAGGTGTATTAGATAGAACTAAGTTATTACGTTCTGGTATAAAAATTAAGTCTTGATCTTTATCGTGGTATCTAACGATAGATAGGTAAGGAGAAGCGTAAGAATAAACTGTCTTGCCAACTATCTGATCGTAGAACTCAGGATATTGGGATGCGATAGTTTCAGCATCGGATGCAATGATCTGTGATATAGATAAGCAACGACCAAATCTATCTACCTCAGGATATACACCAAAAGGATTTAATAAACGGATACGAGGATTGTTTGTCTCATAATCCATTTCAATCATTGCTGGCAATAGACCGTAGGTATTAAAGTAATCAGCACCGGTATACATCTGGAT